GTCGAATCTGCTATAGAAAAAGCAGAGGAAACTGTTGTTGATATTAAAAAAGCAAAAACAGATAAGGATGTTGATAATGACTATGAGTATACTAGAGGACAACTCTACAACCTCATAGAGAAGGGTCAAGAAGCGATTAATGGTATTTTAGACGTAGCACAGAATTCGGACCATCCTAGAGCGTATGAGGTCGCAGGCAACCTCATTAAAAACGTCGCTGATATATCTGATAAACTAGTAGATTTACAGAAAAAAATGAAAGATCTAGATGAAGAAAAGAAAGGTCCAACGACTGTAACTAACAATGCAATGTTTGTAGGTAGCACAGCAGATCTACAAAAGATGCTTAAACAGATGGGAAACGATAAATAATACAGTAAACCCTCGTCGTTAGTGATGAAGAATTTTAGAGAGTTTAGAAAATTAACTGAAGCGAAACGTGGTCTCTACGCAAATATCCACGCAAAGCGAAAACGAGGAGAGCGTCCTGCTCGATCTGGGGAGGAAGATTACCCAGCGAAGGACGCTTTCAAAAAGGCGGCGAGGACTGTCAAAGAAAGTTTTGAACTCACACAAGAAGGAGCAGCCTGGACTAAAAAATCAGGAAAGAAAAAGTCAGGCGGACTCAACGAAAAAGGAAGAAAATCATATGAAAAGGAAAATCCAGGATCTGACCTTAAAGCACCAAGCAAGAAGGTTGGAAATCCCCGTCGCTCATCATTCTGCGCTAGAATGAAAGGTATGAAGAAAAAATTAACATCTAAGAAAACTGCATCTGATCCAGATAGCAGAATCAATAAATCACTAAGAGCTTGGAACTGCTGATATGGCTAACATTTCTTACGTAAGACACGACAAAGACAATACTGCTGACGATCCACAACCAACATCAACAACTATTACACACTTCGATGGTACTGAAGGGTGGACTCAACGACAATGGAAAGATTTTAACGGGAACTATCAAGCAAGAAATTCTGATAACACTACTAAAACTCCTGGAACTTATCAAGCAAGAAATTCTGATAACACTACCAGAACCCCCGCAGCATATCAAAGACGAGATAAAGACAATAATGTTGTGTCTGCATAATCTAATTTAAGTTTTTTAAAAAATACCTACTAGGTTAAATAGTTTGGTATAATACATTATACCATTTACCATAGGAACTTTAATGGAAAACGATAAACAACTATCCGACCTTAAATTACAAAGGAAGGAATGTGAAAAATGTGGTGCTACCTGGATCAATGGTCAGCATGTTTGGAGGGGAACTGGAAATACAGGAGATTCTAGTGAGATGGATCTTGCTGGTTTAGTTTGCAACAAACTAGGAGATAATCAATGTATTAATCCTATGAAAGGAAAAGAAGGTGGTCAGACATGGGAATACCGTGCAGGATATATCGATGGCATCTTTTCAGAAAAGAAAAAAAATATGGAAGACATGCGGGATAAATTTAGCGACCTCTAAATAATTAAAGTTAGAATAATTTGATGTGACTGATAGCGTATACCTTGGTAATCCTAATCTAAAGAAAGCAAACACTCCTATAGAATTTAGTCCTGATCAAGTTCAGGAGTTCATTAGATGTAAAGGAGATCCTGTTTATTTTGCCAGAAATTACATTAAAATTGTTTCACTAGATGAAGGTCTAGTACCTTTTAGTATGTACGATTTCCAGGAGGAAATGGTACGTTGTTTTCATAAAAATAGGTTTAACATTGCTAAACTACCCAGGCAAACTGGTAAGTCTACTACTGTTGTTTCTTACTTGCTTCATTATATCATATTTAATGACAATGTAAATATTGGTATTCTTGCTAATAAAGCATCAACATCAAGAGAACTATTATCTCGTTTGCAGTTAGCATACGAAAACTTACCACGCTGGATGCAACATGGTATCCTTGCATGGAACAAAGGTAATGTAGAACTAGAGAACGGGTCTAAAATTCTTGCAGCATCAACCTCTAGTTCTGCTGTTCGAGGTATGTCATTTAATATTATCTTCTTGGACGAATTTGCGTTTGTTCCAAATCATATTGCAGAACAGTTTTTCTCGTCTGTATATCCTACAATTTCTTCTGGTAAATCTACTAAAGTTATTATCATCTCTACTCCAAATGGGATGAACATGTTCTACAAACTCTGGCATGACGCTGAGAGGGGTAAGAACGAATATACGACTACAGAAGTACATTGGTCTCAAGTACCTGGTAGAGACGCTGCCTGGAAGGAGCAGACGATTGCTAACACATCACAACGTCAGTTTACACAGGAGTTTGAGTGCGAGTTTCTTGGATCTGTTGATACTCTTATTGCAGCATCTAAGCTTAGAACAATGGTATATGAGGATCCATTAGAAAGAAAAAATGGGTTAGATGTATATCAATTACCAATACCAGAACATGAATATGTAATGACAGTTGATGTGTCTAGAGGTGTTAGTAATGATTATTCAGCATTTGTAGTAGTAGATATTACAACTATTCCATATAAAGTTGTTGCAAAATATAAGAACAATACTATTAAACCACTGTTATTTCCCAACATTATACATCCCGTGGCGATGAGTTATAACCATGCATTTGTTTTATGTGAGGTAAATGACATCGGTGGACAAGTTGCTGATATTATGCAATTTGATCTTGAATATGATAATCTTCTAATGTGTGCTATGAGAGGACGTGCTGGTCAGATTGTCGGACAAGGATTCTCTCATAAATCCCAGTTAGGTATTAAAATGACCTCTACAGTTAAGAAAACTGGATGTTCAAACCTCAAAGCATTAATTGAAGATGATAAATTACTAATTAGTGATTATGAAATTATTGCTGAAATGACAACTTTTATTCAGAAGAAACAATCATTTGAAGCAGAAGAAGGATGTAATGATGACTTGGCTATGTGTTTGGTTATTTTTGCCTGGTTATCTGTACAAGAGTACTTCAGGGAACTTACTTCAGATGATGTTAGGAAAAGAATTTTTGAAGATCAAAGAGAATCTATTGAAGAAGATATGGCACCATTTGGGTTTATATTAGACGGTAGTGAAGAAGATACTTTTATAGATGATCAGGGTGACACTTGGAATAGAGCAGGCGAGTATGGAGACATGTCCTATATGTGGGAGTATAAGTAATGGATTTAGATGAAGAAATTTCTCTGGAACATTTATTATTTCAACAGAGAAAATGTAGAACTTGTGGGGAAGTAAAAGATCTTATGGATGGGTTTTATCTTATACGAAAAGATAGAGGTGATATACCATCATCATATTCATATGAATGTAAGGAATGTACAAAGAAAAGAATTGTCAGAAATAGAAAATTAGATGTTGGAATTTGGAACTATCCAGACTGGTAGTGTGTTCATGTATTGGTTCCCCACTAAAAAGTAGATATAAATAAATAGTTTTGAGAAAAAAATCTCATAGAGGTATAGAAATGACATTAGCTTCACCTGGAGTACTTGTTAAAGAAGTAGATTTTACAGCTACAGTTCAAGTAGCTGATCAGAATATTGGTGTTGTTGCTATCGACGCAGAGCGTGGTCCTACCGATCAGGTAACTTACGTTTCGAGTGAAAGACAACTTGTAGAAACTTTTGGTAACCCCAATAATAATAACTACGAGTCATGGTTTGCAGCTGCAACCCTAATTCAATATGGTGCTGTCGTAGCAGTAATCAGACCAACTGGCGCCACAGATCTTGGTCTTAAAAATTCCAACATCAAACAATCTGGATCTCCGACTTCTTCATCAAGTCTAGTAATTAAAAACAAAGATGACTTTGAGTCAACAATAACCAAGGATTATACTTGGGCAGCAAGAACTGCAGGATCATTTAACAACGCTGTATCAGTTGTTGTAGTCGATCATGGTGCAGACCAAAGAGTTACTGTCAGCGAAGGTGCTGGAGAAGTAATTGATTTCGACGGAACAACAAACGGTGGTGCAACCGCATCAAGAACCGCTGGTACATATTCAATCACCGCTACTGGTGGTGGTGGAACTGGTGCTAAATTCTCGGTTGTAATCGCTGCAAATGGTTCTGCTACAATCACACTAACAAGTGGTGGTTCTGGATACGCAGATGACGATGTACTAACTCTACCAAGAGTTGGTGCTTACTTAGGTGCTACAGATATCACTGTTGTTGCAAATGGTGTTGGTTCCGCACTTCCTGTTGCTGGAACATACGTTAAGTGGACTGGTGGTGAAGGTAACGTCTATAAGGTAATTGGTACTAATCAACTAGAAATTACTCTTTGGAACGCCACTAAGAGACTTTCTGGGAACGAAGTTCTTAAGGATGCAAGTGATGCAACCATCAAGACTGTAACCGCAATTGCAAGTAACGATGTTTATGGTGAACTAGAGTTCGCTTCAAACAGAAAGTGGTCTTCTCTTGCACCACAACCTGGAACTTCTGCTTCAGCAGCTTCTGTAGGTGGTAAGTTTGATGAAATGCATATCGCAGTTCTAGACGTTAATGGTTCGGTATCTGGAGTTCCTGGTACTGTTCTAGAAACACTCGCTTTTGTTTCCAAAGCATCTAATGCTAAGAGTTCAGAAGGATCTGCTACTTACTACAAGACAGTAGTTGCAGATGGATCAGAATATATCTATCCTGGTGACACAAACCCAATCGGTGATGCTGGTGCTAACCAGTTAACACTTGCAGGAACTACTGCTGGTACTAACGTTAACGTCGGTGCAGTACAAGGAAGTACTTTCAAACTATTCCAGTTCTCTGGTGGTTCAGTTGGTTCTTTGAATCTTGCATCTGGTTCAGACTACACCTATTCAGGTAATGGTGCAGCTGCAGTTAAAGCAGGTCTAGTTTCTGGTTATGATTTAATCGAAGATCCTGAACTATTTGGTGACATCGACTTCCTAGTCCCTGGTCACATGAGCACAACAATGGTTGCAAGACTAATTGCAATTGCTGAAGGTAGAAGAGATTGTGTTGTAGTTGCTTCACCAGAAAGATCTGATGTGGTCAACTCCAGTTCATCATCAGTTAAGACCGATAATATAATCGGATTCTTCAGAACTCTACCAAGTTCTTCTTATGCGATGTTTGACTCTGGTTACAAGTACATCTACGATAAGTATAATGATGTTTATCGTTATGTACCATGTGCTGCTGATGTTGCTGGTCTTTGTGTTTCCACATCCAATAACTCAGAAACTTGGTTCTCTCCTGCTGGATACAATAGAGGACAAGTACGTAATGCAACAAAACTTGCATATAGTCCAAAGCAGGCAGAAAGAGATAGACTTTACACTGACAGAATCAACCCTATTGTTGCATTCCCAGGTCAAGGTATTGTATTGTTCGGTGATAAAACCGCTCTTGCATCTCCTTCTGCATTTGACAGAATCAACGTTCGCAGACTCTTTGTTGAACTTGAGAAGAATATTGCAAACTTCTCTAAGTATCAACTGTTCGAGATCAATGACGAACTCACAAGATCTGGATTCAGATCTGCTATCGAACCTTATTTAAGAGGTGTACAAGGTAGAAGAGGTATCTATGATTTCCTAGTTGTTTGTGACACAACAAACAATACTCCAGATGTTATTGACAGAAATGAGTTAGTTGCTGAAATCTTCATCAAACCAGCTCGTACAATTAACTATATTACTATCACGTTTGTCGCCACTAGAACTGGTGTTTCGTTCAACGAACTTACAAACTAATTCGTACTCTTTCGCTAAAATACACTAGGAGATAAAGAAAAATGGCAAGAGGTATTTCAGAGTTTAAGACTAAACTCATCAATGGCGGCGCAAGACCCAATCTGTTCTTGGTTCGTCTAAACTTCCCAACAACGTTAAATACAGTTGCTGACATTGAGTCAGTAGATTCATCAAACGTTATCACAGAAAGAGCAGAGTTTCTAGTAAAAACTGCTCAACTACCTGCATCAACGATCGGAACAATCGATGTTCCTTTCAGAGGTAGAATGCTCAAGGTTGCTGGAGACAGAACATTTGAACCATGGTCTGTTACCGTTGTAAATGACGGTCAGTTCGGTATCCGTAAAGCGTTTGAAACTTGGTCCAGGGGTATTAATGCATTAACTGAAAACGTATCACAACTCGGTTTCGGTGATGACAATCCTGGTTATTGTGTAGACCTTGAGGTCTTCCAACTAGGTAGAGACCAACAGAAACCAAATAAGACCCCTCAGTCAATGACTGCTCAGGGTCGTGATGGTATGGAAGTTATCCGTGGATATAAATTCTATGATGCATGGCCTTCTTCACTATCTGCAATCGATCTCTCTTATGAGTCGAATGATCAGATTGAAGAGTTCACCGTAGAATTCCAATATAACTACTATGAAGTCTCTAAGGCAAGCCTCGATACTGGGGTTTGATAAATAATAGAGAAAGATTAG